AAAGTTTTTCATTAAGGATGAACTGCTTGTGCCAGAAGTAGGAGGTGACATTCGTTTAAAATTTCCACGCGGTATACAGGGTCTAAATAAATCTGAAACTAACATGGCACTTGGTCCATTCATGCATGTTGTTAGTAAAGCATTTTCTTCAGGTTTTGGGGAGACCCCGTATAACTATTCATCTGGTCGCACACCAATTGAGATAGGCGCATGGTACCGTAAATACCATGACTTAGGTTACGAATTTTATGAGGATGATTTTTCTTCTTATGATAGTACTCAGGGTAAAGGAGCTCATGATGCTGAGATGGCCGTTTATCGGTTGTTTGGTGTCAATGGTTCCGTGACTAACGCTCTGAAATATCAGGAGAAAACGTATGGTAGAGGTGATTATCACCAGTACACCTGCCCCTTCACCCGCAAGTCTGGGGACCAAAATACTTCTATAGGTAACACTATTATTAATATGATGGTTCACGGATGGGCGATCAAACTGTTTGAACAACAGTATGGGTGTAAAGTGGATTTTGCAATGTTAGCACTTGGTGATGATAACCTTTTAGCCCTAAAAGGTATCAATGGTGAATTTTGTTCATTTATTACAGAGCAAATTAGTAAATTGGGGTTAAAACCAAAATTAATCAACAGCGGCAAGTTCCCTACTTACTGTTCGTCTGTCTTTGTTCCGGTCATTGGACCCGACAATGACACACATTGGGTCCTAGCACCCGAGATGGGCCGTAAACTATGTAAACAGGGTTTCACAGTGAGTCAGTTATCTCGTGGAACTACACCGCTTCAAAGATTAAAAGCTAATGAGTTAACAAACCCACTCAACAACTTAATGCCGATCTCAAGAGTGTTCTCACAACACTACTCGATGATGAAGGATGTTGTTGCTGATGGGTGTGGTTCCGATGAATGGAGAGCCCATGCAATCTGCAGCGACGCAGGTTACACAGTTGGGTTACCCACGATGGAATGGTTCAATGAGTTGTATGGCTTAGACGCCACGGAAGTCATGCAGTTGGAGGACTTTTTAAGAAAACACCTCCAGAGGGCAGGGGATAAACCCTCACTGTGGAACCATCGCTTGATTATTAAAGCGATAAACACTTTCAGAAATAGGCACACCCTCCAGCCTATGGAAAGTGCACGGGTGCTAAATAATGCCCCAAAAACAAAAACAGCGTAAAGCTAATAAAGCCGGTAAAGTTATGGTTAACATCCGGGAAAACATCAAACAGCGTAAAAGTAAGAAGAACCCAGCACCAGGTTTGCTTAAAACAATTGGTGGTTTGGTTGGCGGTAAAGTGGGTGGCCCGATCGGCGCCCTAGTAGGATCAAGCGCTGGCGCGCTTATATCTGAAATCACCGGTTTCGGTGATTATACTGTCAACCATAACACGATTGCATCAGGCAACTCGGTTCCAACTTTCAAACTAGCTTCAGATGGCGTAGAAATATGCCACCGCGAATTCATTGCGGATATCAAGGGGAGTAATTTATTCTCATTGAGTCGTTTCGCGATCAACCCTGGCCTGGCAAGTATCTTCCCATGGTTGTCCCAGGTTGCTCAAAACTTTGAGGAGTACGTGATGCTTGGTTTGGTTTTTGAATACCGACCTACCTCGTCAACTGCTGTGTTTAATTCTTCACCCAACGGAGCTATGGGTGTTGTAGTCTTTGCTACTGACTACAACGTATTAGCACCCGCCTTTCAAAACAAACAACAGATGGAATCATACGAGTTCTCTTCTTCTACTGTCCCATATAATGCGATGATGCACCCAGTGGAGTGCAAACCGCGGTCAAATCCATTAGATACACTATGGATTAGATCAGGTTCGACCACTCTTGGGGATGACCGTTTATATGATTTAGGACAATTCGAAGTAGGACTTGAGGGTATGCAAGCCGTCTACACAATTGGTGAATTATGGGTCACCTATCACGTGCTATTGAAGAAACCAAGGTTGAATCCCTTCGGTTTGGGCACTTTCGCTCACATTCATAACACAGCTGATGGTGATGCTGATTCATCCAATATATTAGGTGTTACTGCTGAGATTGACCCTTCGTCTAATCTTAATGGTGTCACAGTCATAAACTCAAATGTGATACAGATTACCAATCCTGGCAACTACATGTTGTGTTGTAACATAACATGTGGGGGCGCCGATATCGCCAACGATATTGGTCTAAACTTTGGTACTAACATCACAGAAATAAATTTATTCGACTTAGACGCCAACGCTTCCGCCATTGCTTCAACAACTACTCAAGCGTTGCGCAATGATACTATCGCCGTGGTCGCTGGGACAGGTACTACGAATTACGTCACATTTTCAGCATTGGACTCAGCTACTGATTGCAATGCTGATGTGTTTGTGTTTCCAATACCCTACTCATCGAAATGAGCCACTCTCATGGCTGTTTTGTGGAGTTCTTAAACCACACCTTCACTTTGCCTTGACTT